ATCATGCAGATGGAACAACAACTACAGAAGTTGTAGATTGGACAGCAGAAGAAAATGCAGCTCATGCAGAAGCAGAGGCTAACGCATGGAAAGGTGCAAGAGTAGCAGCTTATCCATCTACAGGCGACCAATTTGATATGCAATATCATGATTCAGTTGATGGCACAACAACATGGGCTGATGCTATTGCAAAAGTAAAGGCAGATAACCCTAAACCAGAATAACTTTAAGGAGAACTAAAAATGGCAAAAAATAAAAAAACACCATTTGATTTGTACGACAAAGAGTACTTTGTAGAAGATTTAAATGAATCACAAACAATTCTATTTCAACACATAGGTGATTTAGAAAGAAAGACTAAACAGTTATTATTTAATTTAGACCAACTTAATGTAGGTAAGCAAGCTTTTATTGATAAGTTACATTTAAGTTTAATAGAAAAGAATTTAGTAACACCTAAAGAAGAGGAAAAATAATGGAGTATCTATTATATATTATTATAGGACTATATGTTTGGGAAGTATATCTAGAAACCCATTGGTATAAACTTAAAGAGACTGTAACTACTAAGGCTCTATGGCTTAGAGATGTAGTCTTGGATAAATTTAAATAATGGCATCACCAGCATGGACTCGTAAAGAAGGTAAGAATCCTAAAGGTGGTTTAAATGCTAAAGGTAGAGCCAGTGCAAAAGCAGGAGGCTCTAACCTTAAAGCTCCAGTTAAATCTGGTACTAACCCAAGGAGAGTATCTTTTGCTTGTAGATTTGCAGGCATGAAAGGTCCAATGAAAGATAGTAAAGGTAAACCAACTAGAAAAGCATTAGCTTTAAAAGTATGGGGATTTGGTTCTGTAGAAGCTGCAAGAAACTTCTGTCAGACTCATAAAAAATCTTAAATGAAAAATGATATGATAAGAGAGGCTGCTGAAGCTGATCTCTTAACATTTATTAAGCTAGTTGCTCCTCATATATTATATGGTGCAATTCATGAAGAACTAATATCATGGTGGAGTAGACAAGATTCTAAAGATAATCAGTTAGTCTTACTTCCTCGTGGACATATGAAGAGTAAGATGGCTGCATACAGGACTGCTTGGTGGATAACTAAACATCCTGAAACTACAGTTCTTTATGTATCAGCTACAGCTGACTTAGCAGAGAAACAGTTATATGCAATTAAACAGATTATAGATTCACCAATCTATCGTAGATACTGGGCAGATATGATTCACCCAGAAGAAGGTAAACGAGAAAAGTGGGCAGTAGCTGAAATAGCTGTTGACCATCCACAACGTAAACTAGAGGGGATAAGAGATGCTACTTGTAAAGCTGTTGGTCTTACTAGTAATACTACAGGCTTCCACGCAGATATTGTCGTACTTGATGACATTGTCGTACCAGGGAATGCCTATACTGAAGAAGGTAGAGAAAAGGTAACAAATGCTTATTCACAGTTAGCTTCTATTGAGAATCCAGGAGCACAGGAATGGGTTGTAGGAACTAGGTATCATCCTCGTGATATATATGATACTATGATTAATATGAAAGAAATACATTATGATGATGAAGGCGAAATAGAACTAGAAGAAGAAGTATACGAATTGTTCCAACGAGTCGTAGAAACAGACAACGAGTTTCTGTGGGCTAAAAGGACAAGAAAAGATGGCAAGGCTTTTGGATTTGACAAGAAAGAGTTGGCTAGAATTAAAGCTAAATATATTGATACCACTCAATTCTTTGCCCAATATTATAATGATCCAAATACTACTGAGAGTGCCAGGATTAATAAAGAGAACTTTCAATACTTTGATAGGGCTAATGTAACAAATAAAGAAGGTGATTGGTATATAAGAGATAGAAAATTAAATGTTTATGCTGCTATTGATTTTGCTTTCTCTTTAAGAAAACAAGCAGATTATACTGCTCTAGTAGTAGTAGGTGTTGACCACCAAGCTAACTATTATGTACTAGATATAGATAGATTTAAAACAGAAAAGATTGTAGATTATTATACACATATATTACACTCTTGGGAAAAATGGGGATTCAGAAAGATAAGAGCAGAGATAACAGTAGCACAACAAACTATTGTAAAAGAATTAAAAGATAGTTATCTTAAACCAAATGGTATACCTTTATCTGTAGATGAGTTTAGACCTACTAGACATCTCGGAGATAAAGCACAAAGAGTAGGTGCAGTGCTTGAACCTAAATATGATAACCTACAAGTATGGCATTATAAAGGTGGTAACTGTCAGACACTAGAAGAAGAACTTGTAATGGTACATCCACCTCATGATGATGTTAAAGATGCACTATCAAATGCAATGGCAATATCATTAGTACCTAAAGTGCGTACACATATGAACTTAGGACTAAATAAGAAAACAATGACTCACAACCGTTTTGGTGGCGTGAGTTTTAATTAAGGAATTAATATGGCTGGTGAAGTAGCAGAAATTCAAGGATTAATAGCACAAGAGAATATAGCAAAGGAACTAGCTGGGCTATATAATCAATGGTGGATCCAACGAAATAGTAAAGAAGCTGAATGGAGAGAGTTAAGAAACTATCTATTTGCTACTGATACTACAAGTACATCTAATAGTACTTTACCTTGGAAAAATAAAACTACTCTTCCTAAGTTAACTCAGATTAGAGATAATCTACATGCTAACTATATGGATGCTCTATTTCCTAATGAAGATTGGATGAAGTGGGAAGGTGCTACACTAGAGTCTTCTACAATGAAGAAACGTAGAGCTATTGAAGCTTACATGAAGACTAAACTAAAAGAGGGTGGATTTAGAGAAGTCATCGCTGATTTAGTAGCTGATTATATTGACTATGGTAATTGCTTTGGTGAGGTTCAGTATATAAATGAATCTCATCTAGACCCTATTACACAAGAGACAGTTACTACATTTAATGGTCCTAAACTTGTAAGAGTTTCACCATTTGATATTGTGTTTAATCCAATAGCTTCTTCTTTTGCAAAGAGTCCTAAGTTTACAAGATATGTTAAAACTGTAGGAGAATTAAAAAGTGAAGTAGATACACGACCAGACTTACAGTATAAAAAATCTGTATTTGATAAAGCTTTAGAAGTTAGAAAATCAATCTCAATGTTTAGAGTAGAAGATGTTAATAAAGCAAGTGCTTATATAGCAGATGGTTTTGGAACTTTACAAGAATATTATCAATCTGGAATGGTAGAGATACTTCAATTTGAAGGAGACTACTATGATAGTGCTGCAGATAAATTACATAAAGATAGAATTATAACTATCATTGATAGAAGTTATGTTATTAGAAATATAGAGAACCCTAGTTATATTGGTCATGATACTAAACATCATGTAGGTTGGAGAAAAAGACCTGATAATCTTTATGGTATGGGACCACTAGATAACCTAGTAGGTATTCAATATAGATTAGATCACTTAGAAAATCTTAAAGCTGATGCTTTAGACTTAACTATTCATCCCCCAATGGTACTTAAAGGTGATGTAGAACCATTTACTTGGGGACCAGAAGCAGTTATTCAATTACAAGAAGATGGTGATGTAAAAATGTTACCACCTAATCCTGCTGCTTTCCAAGTTAATAATGAGCTTGCAGCGTTAATGAATACTATGGAAGAAATGGCAGGTGCTCCTAAAGAAGCTATGGGTATTAGAACTCCTGGTGAGAAGACTGCATTTGAAGTACAGTCTTTACAAAATGCTGCTGGTAGAATATTCCAGAATAAGATTAATCAATTTGAAGTAGAGTTCTTAGAGCCTATTCTTAATACAATGCTAGAAACTGCTAAACGTAATCTTAATTTACCAGAGCTAGCTAAAGTATATGATGATGACTTTGGTGTACAAGACTTTCTATCTGTAACTAAAGAAGATTTAACCTCTAGAGGAAAGATAAGACCAGTTGGTGCTAGACACTATGCTGCTCGAGCACAGCTCTTACAGAACATCCTAGGGGTCTTTAATAGCCCTATTGGACAAATGATAGCTCCACATATATCTGCTAAGAACTTAGCTATTATGGTAGAAGAATATATGGGCTTTGAAAAGTATGGCTTTGTTAAAGATAATGCTCAATTATTTGAGCAAGCAGAAACAGAGAAACTTAAGATGCAAGTACAACAAGATCTACAGTCTCAACAAGAAGAACCAGGTATGGAAGAGCAAGTATTAAATCAAGAGATACAACAAGTAGAAGGAGCACAGCAAGGAGTTCCTCAAGAGCTAGATCCCGCTACTCAAGAACCTAGTGATGAAGAGCTATTACCGGAATAAGCTTGACTTTTAAGGTAAACTGTGATATAATATTAGTATGATAGATTTAAAATCAGATAAAGGTAAAGCCTTAACAAAGATAGAAGCTTTTAGAGAAATAAGAGCTTACTTAGAAGACCAAATAGGTCTTTCAAATAGAAAGTGTATGGATGAAGAGAACTTTAATAAACCTTCTTGGTCTGAGTTTCAAGCTTACCAATTAGGAATACAAAAAGCATATACAAAATTATTAAATGTAATACCTGACCAAGGAGATAAGTAACATGGATGAAGTAACAACAGAAACAACTGAAACACCTGTAGAGCCAAATACAACCGAGGCTATACAAACAGATACTCCACCAAAGGCATTTGAGATTCCTACCGAAGCTCAGGAGTTAGTTGGTGAAGGCAAAAAGTACCAGAGCCCAGAAGATGCTCTACGTTCTGTTCCTCATGCACAAAAGCATATTGAGACTCTTGAGTCTGAACTTGCTTCTGTAAAAGAAGAGCTAACTAAGAGACAAACTACTCAGGAACTTATAGATGAACTTAAGTCTGGATCACAGTCAATGGAGAATACCTCTCAAGGTGCTGAGATTAATCAAGATAACGTAATGGATTTAGTTAATAAAACTTTATCTATTAGAGAAAATAAAGCTCTAGCAGATTCCAATGCTAAAGCAGTTGCTGCAAAGTTTACTGCTGAGTATGGAGATAAAGCTGAAGCTACTTATAACTCTATAGCTAAAGAACTAAATGTTACCATTACAAAACTAAACGAGCTTGCATCAACATCGCCAACTCTTGTATTAAAAGCAGCAGGATTAACTGCTACTGTACCACCTGTAGGTAATTCTTCAAGTGATATTAATACAGAAGCACTTGGTAATTCAATTAAACCTGAACTGATTTCAGCTAAGGTTGAAAGTGGATCTACTAAGGACTTATTGAAGGCATGGGGACGAGCAGGTGAGAAAATAAAACAACAGTCTTAGGAGACTAAAAAATGGCACAACTGACAAGTAATACAGCTGCATTCATTGAAGCGCAGCAGTATTCTCAGTTTATTCTTGATAACTTACACGACTACCTTCTTCCAGAAGGGATGTGGCGTGATGTAACAGACTTCGGTTCAGGTACAACACTAAACATTAAAACAGTTGGTACTGTAACACTTCAAGATGCAGCAGAGGATACACCTCTGAACTTTACTAACATAGACACAGGTACTATTACCCTAGCTATTACTGATTATATCGGTGATGCTTGGAAAGTATCTGATGACCTACGTGAAGATGGTTCTCAGGTAGATACACTAATGGCTATGCGAGCTATGGAATCAACACGGGCTCTTGGTGAAAACCATGAATCACGATTCTTAGCTACAGCTAATTCAGCACAAACAGCAGTAGACCTTAACTTGGTTAATGCAAGACCTCACCGATGGATTGGTGGTGGTGATGGTGTAACAACCAGAAATATTGCTTTAGCTGATTTTGTAGCTATGAAATTAGCATTTGATAAAGCCAACGCACCAGCAGGTGGTAGAATTGCTATCGTTGACCCTATCGTAGAAGCTACATTAAACGGATTAATCTCTTTACAAACAGTCGTTGATAATACTCCACAATTTGTGGGTGTTCTAAATGAAGGTTTCGCAAGAGATCATAAGTTTGTTAGAAATATTATGGGTTGGGATGTTTATACATCAAACTTTGTTCCATCACTTACAGTAGCAGAGGCTATTAATGCAGATCCGTATGATTTAGCTAATACAACAGCAGCTGTTGGTGATAAAGCAAACATATTCAT